AAAACCTTTATATTGGGAGATATACATATGGCAACATCAGCTAAAAATTACACAGATGAAATGGTAGCATCTATGACCGAAGCCTACCAAGCAAACCCTTCAAGAGACACAGTAGACGCATTAGCATCTCAGTTCGGCAAGACTACACGTAGCGTTATTGCCAAACTTTCAAGAGAAGGTGTATATGTCGCTCAACCTAGAACGACTAAATCTGGAGAACCAGTAGTAAGCAAAGCACAATTTGTTACTGCTATCGAAGGACACTTTGACACAGTTATGCCTACACTAGTCAAAGCAGGTAAGCAAGACCTACAAAAACTTGCAGAGGCATTAGGCTTAGAAGTTCACGCTTCTTAGTTCTAAAGCGACGAGTGGGGAACTCGCTTCCCCACCCAGTTGCAAGTCGATGAACTTTTAGTAGGAAAACATAAAAAAGTTCTTGACAAAAGGTTAAAAACCAAGTATAATTATCTTATACAAAATTGAAAAAGAATAAATTTTCAAATAGGCGACAAAGGTAAACCGAGACACTCATATATTAGTGATAAGTTCCTAAGTGATGGTGAACAGAAATATTCTCAACCATCAGCCTGTTGTCCCATCAAGTCCAGTTCCGATGCTTGACTGATAAGTCTTTAGACTTTGATGTCGCGGACAGACTGGCACTGATAGCTATGCTTTATGCAGCGTTTTGGATAGATACAGTATAACATCGAGCGAAAACAGCACTTTTTTAGGTAGTTAGCCCAACTCCAGTCTGGACAGATGTAGAGCTTGGCAGTAAGTCCTAGTTTGTGGTAGTGTGAAAACGATTGCTTTTTTAACAATCCTCTTAGGATTCACACGCGAGTAAGAGGTGAACATGACATTTCCTTCTGTCAGCGGTTCTCTACTCATCTTTTTAAGTCATAGGACTGACTATAACACTTCCTCGCTTAGCATAGCGTTATCAATGCTCCGTTTCTATTCAGACGTAAATTGATAGCGTAGAGCAATGCTGACGATAACAAAGCCGTTTACCACTCAATGTAATGTAATGGTCGTGATTATAGCCGTAAGTTATTAACGGATTAGCTTCGGGGGTGTGAGAAACCCGCTTGGATTTGAGGACGTATACCAACAGTATGAAAAGCATACGTTTTAGTAGTCGATATCCTACTAAATAGGCTCTCAGCTCACTTTGCCACATAGGTATTAGTAGCTATACAAAGCATAAAAACTTTATCGCCCCACTATATGTGGGGTTTCTTTTGCCCGCCACAACTACACATCAAAATTCTATGGCCTGCCCAAAATAGTTCTTGACAAAACACTCAAACATCTGTATAATATACTCATATTAAAGAAAAATAACATCAAAATTTAGGAGAGCGACATGAACTTAGCATTATTAAAAGCAACAGACAAACAGCTTCTTATCATGAGCATAGAAAAATCACGCAAAGGTAAAGAAGTACGAAACGAAATCAAACGCAGAAAAGCAGTAGGCTACTGTGATGGTACGGCTATAGCTAAGGTGCAGGTGGAGCAATAAATAAGTCAGATGAACAGGCACTATTCGAGGAACTCAGGTGGCAGTGCGAAGAAGATAAAAGAACTGCCTTTATGTTCCTTGGCTTGGCGCACTTTAATAACAATCGTATTTTATTGGCTAAACAACGTGTTGAGCGAGAAGTACAAAAACGACAGGAAACATTAAATATGACAGCACAGGAAATAGTAGCCAAACTAAATGAATTAAGTGGAGACTCGATTCAAATCGCAAAGATTGGTCGAGTCTTAGTAGAAGAAAACCCGCAACTTGCCGAGACATTACAATTCTTAATCTCGGTCGAGTTGGAAGACAAGCATAGGAGAGAAGCAGATGCCGACAAAATTTAAGAAAAATGGCGTAGAGTTCATTCGTGGAGAACGAGGAACAAAGCCAAAACAAGTAGTAAAGAAATACTTTATTACACAAACGCCTAAGGCTGAGTTGATTGACTATATCAATAACGCTAATGGCTTACCAAAAATCAAACAAAAGTGTAGAAACGAGCTAACTCGTAGAGGAGTAGAACTAGTATGGAAATGATTATAGTAGCAGTAGGNATNATATTTACAGTAGTAGCTATAGTAGCGTTACTGATTAGTGAAAGGTTGGACTAATGGCAACAATAATCCAATTTCCAACTGTCCGAGAGGGCGAAGCACTACGCAAAGAAATGGAGGAGCTGGAAGAGCAGATTAAAGAGAACCTCGACCAGCTTCAGTTAATAAACGAAGAAATAATAAATTTAACGCTCGCATATGAAGATATGTTATATAAACTATGCGAGATAACAGGGGTTGTACTGCCAAGTAATATAGACTTTGGCGAGGAACCCGAGGAGTAGAAAAACGATGGCAAATCATGTATATAACAGAATTACCTTAGATGAAGGTAACGACGCAGCATTACAAGAATGGCAACGCTTATTCGTTGACTATGGCGAGCATGTCGAGATGGACAGCTTCCATGGTGATGGCAAGATTAAAGTATGGGAATTTGCGGAAATCCAAAAACACCCGTTCTTAACTGGCTATGACGAAGATAACTGGTATAACTGGGGATGCCAAAACATAGGAGCTAAATGGGCTCATATTGATGACGCAACCGAGTATGATGTCAGTATCACAAGTGCGTGGTCTCCAGTAATACCATATGTTGAGGAGCTTCATGAGCACCTCATGAAATTCGATAGTACAGTAGTAATACGACATACTTATGAAGATGAGTTTAGGAACTTTATTGGTCGTAGTATCACTGATTGTGATGGAAATAGCTTTGATGAGATAGAGGCAGAAGAGCTAAACAAAATATTAAAAGAACAATATCCCACCATTGATGATGAAAATTTCGATTGGGACTATCACGAAGAGACAGATACTTGTCCTTCTGAGTGGTATGACGACTTCTGCTATAATTGGCTAGAAGGAGGTGTCTAGTGGCACTAATGTACAGAAAAAGTAGTAATCATACTACAACAAGAAAATGCACCTCACAAGGTGTAGGGGGTAGAGGTCGCAGGTGTAAGATCGGCACTTCTACTATGAATAAAAGTAAAAAGCGTGCGACTAAACGATATCGCGGGCAAGGAAGGTAATATGACAAATATGGGAAAAGGCATTAAGTATGAAATTGATGATAGTGGTAAAATGACCATTATAATTGATACTAATGTAGAATTTGGAAAGAGTGCTAGTGGTAAGTCAACCATCATAGCTAGTAGCTCTGGTAATCAAAAAGTAGATACACCTAATGGTGAGGCGTTTCTAGGATTAAATCTTTATAGGAAGTAGTAAAATGACGATAGTTTTTTGGGCAATAATTGTATTCGGCACTATTGGTGCAGTAGACAACAGCGTAAAACTAAATGCACTTTGTAAGAAAGAAGTCAAAGAAGGTATTTCTGAGACAATAAAAGAATGTAAACAGTATCAATTCGATACAAAAGTTAAGAAAGGATGGTAGAATGAGCAAAATTAACGATTACGCAAAGTTTGTAGATTCAACTACAAGCAATGAGTCAAAGCACTTCTTAGCATTTATTGATAGCGCATCTAAACTAGAAGTACAAGAGAATATCAACGTACCAAGAGTTTTGACAAGTGCAATCGGTATGCTTGCTGAGAGTGGAGAATTTACTGAAGTACTAAAGAAAATGGTATTTCAGGGTAAGGAATTCAGTGAAGAAAACCGCTTCCACATGAAGCGTGAATTAGGGGACATACTTTGGTATTGGATTCAGGGATGTATAGCACTAGGTTATACGCCTGACGAAGTAATGGACGAGAATATTAAAAAGCTTGAAGCTAGATATCCAAATGGTTTTGAGGTAGCACGAAGTGAAACTCGTGAAGTAGGAGATATATAATGCAGTTAGTAAATGACGTATTTTTATTCCCATACTACACCTTTAACTATCTATTTAGCCTAGCTTTTTGGGTAGTTCTAGTTCTATATACATTGAACTGGCTGAATGAACATAATAGTTCTGACTGGTTTCAGTACAAATTCAATAGAATTTTGGACAAAGTATGGGATGCTGGAGTAGCTGTAATAAGTTGGTTCGGTAGAATAAAGAACAGGTTCACCAAGTGAGCCAGTATAGCAGTATAGTTGAGAAAACTCGATTGATGATTGAAGCTGAAAAATGGGGTATTCAAGTAGCATCTATGCACTCACATAGTATGAGTTCAATGCACTATGATGATAGACCCGAAGATACAGATGGCAAGTCTGTAACCGACATAGAATACAATGGTGGCTGGATAGACAGATACCAATTTGGTAAACTTATTCATACTTTTGGAAAGAAGCTAGGTAGAAAAGAACTACTAGACCTCTACACTAGGAGTGGTGTCAAATGAGCAAAGCACAGGAATGGTTTGAGGCACAGGAAGAGTATGAATACGAAGAAGCTATCCATGTAGTAGCAGAACTATGGGGTTTATCACTATACCGAGCTAAACAAGAAATAGATAAAATTGAGGAGGACTTATGGCTGTAAACTATACACCAGAAATGGTCGATACTATGAAACAAGAGTATGTAGCTAACCCGACCAGAGAAACAGTAGAGAAGTTAGCAAACGAATTAGATAAGAGTATTAAGTCTGTAATTGGTAAGCTCAGCAGAGAAGGAGTATACCTAAAGACAGAGTACTTAACCAAAGCGGGTGAAAAGCCAGTCACCAAGCAAGAGATTGTAGAAACCATAGCGGGTATTCTTGCTGTGGAATATCAAGCCCTAGCGGGTTTAGAGAAGAGTCCTAAATCTAGCTTGAAGTTGCTAGAAGAAACACTAATAATTACGCTAAAGCCGGAGATGTATAATGAGAATTTGTAAGGGAGATTTTGGAAATAAAGGAATGTATGCTGAAGTACTTGGTTTATCTGACACCCCAACGGGTGTGAAAGCGAGATTAAAGTTTCCTGATGGAAGTAGAGAGCTTGTAAGCACGACTCGAATTCGTATACTGCAAGACCAAGACCTTGAGAAGCTAGGAGTAGGAAGATTAACTAGAAAACTCTGGGGTAACTAGAACGACAGTACGAAAATTATCGATAATTAGCCCCATTTGATTGGGGTTTTTTATTGCTTATTAAAAAATTTTCAATTGGTGGAAGTTGTACGAATAAGGGACGAATTTTTAGTAAGTGTATTGATATGGGATTTCTTTAGCGGTTGGAATGGGTTATGAGGATATTTAATTTTCTTGGCGGAAATGATTTAACACATTAACTCCAAGATTTTCTCCAGAATTTATCAGATTTGAATATCGCGTCTCCCCCGCTATCGCTCCTTCGACGCTCTCAATTCTATATTCTGAGATTGGGAGAGGAGGAGTAATTGGTGGTTTGTTTAGATTGTTTTCTAAATTATGTATATATTTTACCATACTTTTTAAAATAAAGCAAGTTCTGTTTTTGAGTAGGTTGTTGTGGCGGGGATTGGAATAAGTTTTTGGTACTAGAAAATACTTTAAATTTCCAAGTACGAATGTTTTTTAATGAGATAGAGAAGTGTGCGGGTGCAATGGGAGGTAGGGCTCATCTTAAATGATTTGGTCTACGCTTGATATGATTGGCATTTGCGTTCGTAATCTTTTGTTGTCTCTTGATTGCGGCTGCTTTTTTACGCTTTCTTTTGGCTGTTGGTTTTTCAAAGAATTCACGTTTGCGTACCTCTTGAACGATACCTGCATTGTCGCATTTTCTACGGAATATCCTAAGTGCACGTTCGAAAGGCATATTTTTGGTGTTAAGTGTTGGCATGAAGCTCCTGTTTAGCGTGTGCACGAAAACGCTTGTTATACTTGCGTTTAATCTTTTTAGTTACGCCAGGTCTATCCAAGTAGCAAATTACTCGTCTCCAGCTAGTAAGAGCATCAAACTCCTCGCCGCCTTTAAGTGGTATTCTTTTCATTTGTTTTCCTATCGAAAGTGAAACCTTTCTTACGCATAATATGCACTTTGTTTCTTATAGATTGNGCTGANCGNCCNAGTGNAGACGCAAGCGTGTCCACTGGAATATTGTTGTAATGCTTTCGCAGATACTTTGTTTCTTCGTCAGTCCAAGTTCTCATATAGTTATTATACTAAAAAGAGAAGCAAAAGTCAAGAACTATTTTTGACTAACTTACGAAATATCTTGACTGCGCGCTTAAATAGTAGTATAATAGTGTATAAATCAAAAAAGTAAGGAGAAAATATGATAGTTACAGGCAGTATGCGTTACTCACCTAGCGGACGTAAGCGAAAGACAAATGCTTGGAAGAAAACAGTTGTTAAATCGCAGGCAAAAGTCGATCAGAGTAGTGCAAAAACGATGCATAGACAGACTAAGGAATATCCTAGTATGCAAACGACCAAATATTCGCCTCCACCAGATAACTCTTGGAAAGTAGAAGAAAGTAAGAAATTTACTGTTGCTCCTGCATATAACAAGGGTGCTTATCAGGTTATACCACGAAGTGATGTCAAACACATAGGAAAATAACATGGAAATACTCGGATTGAATGAGTACCAGTGGCTTACTCTAATAGGGTGTGGTATTGGTGTAGGTTACACAATAGGCAAAAAGATTGGAATATCTCGAACGCTTGACTATTTACGGGAACAGGGTATGATAGATTATGATGACTGAAAATAGTTCTTGACACCAAGTTCAAAAATTGGTATAATAATCGAGTAAGTGGAAAAATTCGCTTATATAACCAGCTTACCGAAAGGAAGCAAAGCGTGACCGTAAAAGGCACAAAGGAGAATAACTATGGTAGCAAATATACATAGAGAAATACTAAAAAACTTCTGGCTAGGACACAATCCAGCTTGGCTTGACCAAATGGACAGTAACTATCCCAGATATAATATAGTGGAGGGCAAAAGTGGATTCAAACTTGAAATCGCTGTGCCCGGTTGGAGTAAAAAACAACTAACTGTAATTCAGAAAGACAACGAATTGCGAATACAGGGCGTTAAAGACAGCGAAGGAGGTGATAACTATCTTCATCGAGGATTAAGCGGAAAGTCGTTCGACAAGACCTTCATCCTCAATTCCGACCTCAAAGTAGGAGAAATCAAACTACTTGATGGCCTACTTACAGTCAATATCACGAAAGACAAGAGCAAAGAAGTTCAGTTTGACATTGACTAAGACAAGAGGGGGTGTAACCCACCCCTTCTTCCCTTCATATAGGAGAAATTATGAAAATTAGTGAAAATGGATTAAGTTTAATCAAGCACTTCGAAGGGTGCGAGCTACAGGCATACAAATGTCCTGCGGGTGTGTGGACGATAGGCTATGGCCATATCAAAACTGCTCACGAGGGTAAGGTAATTACACAACAACAGGCAGATGAGATGTTAGTAGAAGAAATGGATGAGTACGAAGGCTATATAAATAGAGCTGTAAAAGTCGAACTTAACCAAAATCAATTTGATGCTATGGTGTCATGGGTGTACAACTTAGGTAATGGTAATCTAGGAGCAAGTACACTATTAAAAGTACTAAATATGGGAGATTATGCAGGAGTTCCTGCACAGATGCTTCGTTGGAATAAAGCGGGTGGTAAAGTATTAGAAGGACTTACTAGACGTAGACAAGCAGAAGCAGACCTGTTTGGGTTATGAAAGGCTCCTTCGCCAAAGCCGTGTCAAAACCTGTTATCTTTATTTGGGCTAAAATAAAGAAAGTATACCTTTGGATAAAGTATGCACTCTTTCCTAGATATAAGCTAACAGTAAGTTACAACGCGGTATTCGGTGATGCTGATGATAAAGACTACATAGTTAAAAAGTTTCACAAGAAACAAGATAAGTTCTTAAAGTTCGTAACTGACGAAGGTGAGTTAGTAGAAATACGAGGAGCAGAAGGACTTAATTATAGGATAGAAGAATTATGAATCAGTTTTTATTAGCAATTATTTTAGTACTGAGCTTAGGTAGTTACTACCTATTTCAACAAAACAAAGTATTGACCGCTAACAATGTAGCACTAGAAAGTGCCGTTGCTACACAAGAAGAGGCAATATCTACAATGCAGAATGACTTTGCATTACAAACGAAACAGCTAGGTGAACTTCAGGCAAAGTCCCAAGCTACACAAATAGAGATGAATAGATACCTAGACATCTTTAAGAGGCACAATTTAACCAAACTAGCAACGGCTAAGCCGGGTTTGCTAGAGCCTAGAATCAACAAGGGAACTAAAAATGTATTTGACTCAATCGAAGAAATTAGTAGGACTATTGACGCTCTCGATAACGATGTCGAGCTGCTCTCTCCTAAGTCCAAAACAAATTGAAGTAACAGCTAAACCAATGGACAGGATTATAACACAGCCTGTTCTACCTAGAGAAATAGACTTGAAAGAGCCTATGTGGTACGTTGTGAGTGAGAAAAACATTGAAGAGTTCCACGACAGGTTGAAAAAGGAGCATGGCGCAATAGTATTTGTAGCTATGTCTATCCCTGATTATGAGTTGATGAGCTATAACATGCAGGAATTAAAGCGTTATATCACAGAACTCAAAGAGGTCGTAGTTTACTATGAAAAAGTAACAGACCCCGAAGCGTTGAAAAATGAAACAAATACCAATTAAGAACATTAAAATGTTGCAGAAGTTAGATTCTTTTGCGACAGTCTTACTTCAAATGCCACACTCGTGGCGTTCAGAACCTAAAGCCGACTTAACATTCGCCACCTTAAAGGAACACATGGCAGATGCAGACTTTGTAGGCTACCCCAAGGTACACAACTACCAAGACTACAGTGGTGAAGTGGCTAAAATGCAAAGTGGTCAGCACAAGAAAAGACTTAGAACAGAAAAGTACTTTTTCTTGAAGTACTTCCAGCATGGTGCAGGAGTAGTAGACATGAACCACCCTAAGTGGTATTATGATACAATTACTGTAATGCCTCCTCGATGGGGTCACACTGGCTGGAGCAACTCCAAAAATAAAGGCAGATGCTATCTCAGATTTATTAACAATGCAGGTAGTGGGTACTCGATAGAAGTAGAAAATAAACGACAAACAACCATCAAAGACCAGAAAAGAAGCGTAGGTGCAGCCAACTGGACTGTACTAACGGGCAGATGTGGTAAGGATGGTAATACGTGGTTTGGAGACATGAATACTGGCAGTAAGCCTAGGGTAGTTATAGACCTAAGTATTCCCGAGAAGTATCAATATTGCGTTGATGCTGCAATAGAACATTTAACCCATTACTAGAAATTAACATGAATTACGACAATCTTAATAAATTATTTAAAGAATGTGTTAAGTATATGAGCCCAGAGAATGATTGGAGGTTTATACACGCAGATGTGTATACTTTATACTCACACACAGGAGCAATCCTATATAAATCTCACTTCCCTTTGTGGAAGGAACTGCAATCAAGCATTTTTAGTGACATAAGAGAGATAACTGGTCAAGAAGATGCAATGATTACAAATCTTACAGTAGTAAACTGTAATAAATACACAGTATGTCATCCTTGTCCAATCAATTCAGGTATGTTTACTCTCAAAGCAGCGGGTGCGTACGCGGCTATTAGGCAGGGAGAGAGTCAGGACAAGAGTAGAAAAACTGCGCACAGAGCCATGCACTTACATAGTCCTCATCTAATGGACTGGTCACAGAGTGAGAGCATGGGGTTTTATGTCGGAGAGCAGAAACACCTGTTCCCTGGCGAAAGAATATTTAATTACTATCCGAAAGAAGGTACACAATTTATATACTTTAATATTGACGATAGTTATACAAGATTTGGGAAAAAGAAAGATGAGTGAAGCAATTAGAATATTTGTTGGAACAAGCGAATGCGAGGACAAATGGATAGAGAAGATACTCGCTTGGACACTACACCAAAACACAGATAGAAAGCTAGAAATTACGTTCATGCGACCAAGTATGTTTCCGACATGGAATACAGATGGGTGGGGTACACCTTTCACTGGTTTTCGTTATGCGATTCCAGAGTTATGCAATTTTGAGGGAAGAGCCATCTACATGGATGTAGACCAAATGAATTTTAGAGACATCGGAGTACTCTATCAAACGGAACTAGAAGGATGTGCGTTTGGTATGTGCTGGGATGAGCTAAACAAGAATCCAAAAGTATATGAAGGAACGCCTCTAGAGCGTGGTTGGTTTAGTGATAGTGTAATTGTGATAGATTGCGAAAGAGCAAAGAAGTATATTGCTCCTATAGAAGAAATCGCAGCAACCACTTGGGGCTATAAAAATGTGTTCTCCAAAGAGATTGGATCGCCAGATAGATTAGCAGTAGAGGATATAGTTATAAAACGAATAGATTCCCGCTGGAACTCCTTCGATGGTTTTGTGACAGATGGCCCAGCGGAAGACCGAAGTAAACAGGCTTCGTATGATTTGGATGATATTTGGCACTTACACTTTACATCTTTAAGTAGTCAACCATGGCATCCTAAGTACAACCCCCATGCAAAAGCAACATACCAAAGAGAAGATATTATTCAAGAACTTTGGAGAGTAAACTATAGAGTACAAAGCTTCGTAGATTGCTTATGATAACACTTCCCGATACCCCACTACCGAAAGAGGTAATTGAGTTATGTAAGAAAACCTTTGAGACACATATTGGTATGGAGGGAATTACAGGAAAAGGATTTCAGCCAGAATACAGAAAGACAGAGTGCAGGTACATACAGAGAGCAAAAGAAGGGGAACAACCAAGAGCAATACAGCTAGTAGAAGAGTGGATAAACGAGCAAGGATATCCGTATACTCCAGAGATACTACAAATTGCTAGGTATCACAAAGGCAACTTCTATAAATGGCATACTGATTCAGATAATGTGAATAAAGGCTCTCGTAAGCTGTCAATGTCATGCCTACTCAATCATCCTAGCGAGTTTGAGGGTGGAGAGTTTGAGGTACGATTTAAAGACCAAGTTTCAAAAGACGGCACAATTGTGATGGCAGGGCAAAAGACAGAGATAAAATTAAAACAATACCAAGCAGTATTATTTCCACCAGATTTAATGCACAGAGTTCTTCCCGTATGGGAGGGGGTTAGAGATAGCTTAGTTATTTGGTTCATGGAGAAGAACGTATGAGATTACCAGAATTACTAAAAATGAGTATGGAAGAGTTTGAAAGCAAACGTAACCATTGGTTTATAGTAAAAGGTAACAGCCCTCGGTTCAAAGATTACTTTAGTTGGGAAGAGATGGATGCGTATATGAATAGTTATGGACTGAATGGGCATGATAGAATGCAACAGTGCCAGATTATAGACTATGATACAGGACGCAAGTACTGCCACAAGAAAGACAAATACAAGTTAACAAAGCAAGACATTTATAAAAAATGGAAGAAAGGCAGTTCCTTTGTTCTAGCTTTGAGTGAACATCTAAATAAACAATGTTGGAATCAGTGTAGGCACTTTGAGGAGTACTACGGAAGAGGACAATCCAATATTTATATGTCGAGCATGAAAGATGCTAGATGTTTTCCAACCCATGCCGACACTACAGAGAATTTTCTGTTTCATGTCAGGGGTACAGTTCGTTGGTATATTTATAATGAGTATGAAAACGAGTGTAAACCTGCGGATGCGACAGTAAATAAGGTGGTAGACTTAAGAGAAGGCGACTTACTCTTCTTGCCACCTAAGTTATATCACAGGGTAGAAACCCTAGGCCCAAGAATATCAATTTCTTTTCACTTCCACCCTCCAGGCCAAGTGCGGAAGTGGTGGAGAGAAGAATGGTTGGATTGGATTGGAGACATAAATGGCACAGCCAAGTGAACAGTTCCAAGGCGATATGTCTAGGAATGAAGTTGAGATAGACCTTAATAAGTTTATGGCTATGGTGGCTGAGATTGGGGAGTTGAAAGACCAAATCAGAACACTAGAAAATGATAAAGAACCAGATAACCCATGGCAGAGATGGATATGGTTATCGCAGATGGTAGACTCATGGAGAATATTCCCTAGAATGTTCTTATCAGTTTACATTTATCTACTTTACTTCTGTACTATGTGGTTTATGGATTTAGCAGAACCAACAATGGAGCAATCAGGTTTGATTAGTATCGTTGTAGGAGCGGGTGCAGCATGGTTTGGATTATATGCAGGTACAGCTAAAGATAAAATAAACAGCAAGTAGTAGCTAATACGAAGTCAAAAACAGTTCTTGACAGAACGTTAAATTTTATGTATAATATACATAATAAAAAAATAAAACTATAAAAATATAGTTTGAGCAGATTGAGTCCCCTCGCAGGACAAGTGAACAGACGACCTTGACAACGCAGTCTTACAATGTAAAAATATAGTGTGAACGCTATAGAAGTAATTAACACGACAACATTAAGATAANGNCTAACGACTCGGTAATATGTATGCCTCATCAAGGCTCCCATAGCGGGTTCCTAGAGGATTGCGAGGGTGACTCACCTTTTTTTGGAATAAACAATGAAAGAAATCATAAAAGAAAACATAGTTGAAGACAGCGGTGTTCGCGCATATGAAATTGATGGCATGAGAGTAACTATGCCTTCTAGCTGGGATGATGATAAGAAACAAGAATGGCTAGAGAACGCTAGAACTGATATGCACTTACGCAGAAACTTAAAAATGATTAAAAAATCTGGTACAGCGACTTTATTAAGAGCGCACAGATTAAACGGAGATACTTGATGAAACAAGGTATAGATAGCAACACTAGATTTGATTTTGGTGCACCAGTGCTTACAAGCGATGCAGTATTTAATCAAAATGTTACTTTTGAGATGCCTGAGGGGTTGATTGGAGTAATGGACACAAAAATGGAAACAATGGAAAAAACAGACGTATTGAGGAATAACCTTATGCAGCAGCAGGTAGAAATTGAGAAACAGATATCTGTGCTAGAAGGCCAACTTCAACGTCAAAAAGAATACTTAGCCAAGATCGAAGGCGGTATTGATGTATTAGACGAACTAGCTAAGGTATAACGCTGTGTTGTGGGTGATAGATGATTTTTATCCTAACCCTGACGAAATCAGAGCTGAAGCTCTGAAACTTAAGTATAACCTTGGCAGGTCTGAGAGAGGTGTTAACCATCCAGGCGAACGTGCGTTAACATACAAAAAAGACCAACGCGCTAATGAATATTGGATTAGGAATAGAGCATACTTAAGAAACAGATGGAGTACCATCTGTAACTCTCCTGCAATCGCATGGGAGTCAATGAATAGTAATTGTGCGTTTAATTTGTGTGATAAAGAGGGAGAAGCAAGGTTTAGTTGGGTTCATTCTGATGATGACCAAAGTGACCCTAGAATACGAATGTACGCCTGTGTTCTCTATCTTACTCCCAACCCTCCGCCCCAGTCGGGTACTATTATGTTCGCATACAAGGGTAATCCTAGGGATGAGCAAGTAGAAAGAAAAGAGAAAAATAAACATTATCCTGTAATTAGAGGAAACTATTATCTCGATCCTACTAGTTCAAACCCTGACTGGACTCCCCATGTTACAATTGAAAACAGATACAATCGTTGTATAATTTATGAAGCAGATATGCTTCATGCCCCGCAAGACGCAGGGTTCGGTAATTCCAAAGAAACAGCTCGTTTAACACAATTAGGATTTTGGCATGGCGAAAAAAGATAACACGATTGACCACAAGTACAATGAAGATATTGTATTACAAGTTTTAAGTAAGTATATAGACGATACTTACTCACAGCACTATGCTAAAGGAGGTATTCAGGCTACTGAATTTATCTTCTCTAGTGGGCATGGTGAAGGTTTTTGTATCGGGAATATATTAAAGTATGCTCAGCGATATGGAAAGAAAGAGGGTAAGAACCCTGCAGATCTGCTTAAAGTTATTCACTATGCTATAATGTTATACGGAACAAAGCACACAACAATTATAGATGGAGAAGATTATGGCAATTAGTAGAGGTGTGAAGAAGAAATCACACGAAAAATTAGATAATGCAAATGTATTAAAAGTTAAGGAACTGCTAGAAGCAGATACCCCTATCTCGAAGAAAGAAGCTTGCGACATGCTGAATATCAGGTATAACACGACCAGACTTCAGAGAATCATTGACGAGTTTACTGATGTTTGGGAACATAAAGAGAAGCGTAGAAGCCAGAATAGAGGTAAAGGCGCTACCAGAGACGAGATAAAGTCAGTAGTAGAGTACTATTTAGAGGGGGATAACGTCTCTGAAATATCTACTAGACTGTACCGTTCTAACGCATTTGTGAAAGCTATAATTGATCGAGTAGGCATCCCCCAAAAGTTGCCTAGTGGGTTCGATAGACGCAGAGATATAATGCTACCAGAACAGTGCGTTAGTGATGAGTTTCGTGAAGGCGAAAAAGTGTGGAGTGCTAGGGATAATGGACTTGCTGTAATTAAGAAAGAACATACCCCCGAGTATCAAGACACAATGCCTGGACTTGGTAGAGTTGATTATGAGAAGAAGTATGGAGCTAAAGGATATCAGTTATATGTTCTTACTCCTTGCGATACTTCAAATACCTTATTTCCTTGGCTGGATGGCAGTAATATGGGACACTACTCATTTGCACTATCCTACGATCTCGGGAGCTTAAGGCATTTGGAGCAATATGGAGTCAACTTATAATATAGTTGTAGCAATGTGGGTAACTACATGGTTAATAGCACAATACAGAATTTTCTACAGAACAATAGAGATACTAGGTCGAATGGAGCCTGCTAATATAACACTCCGCTGGTGGCCGGCGGCTTGGCTCATATTCGGCATAGGAAGTTTTATAACAGTCCCTCTCATTATTTTTCCAGTTCTATCTGATAAATACAGGGACATTTTCGTACGAGGCTATGTACGAAGTTTATTGGAGATAAAAGAATGAGACGAATAATTTTAGACGCATTAGGAGCTAAGTATGAAGGAGTCATGAAGGAGGCCGCAGCTAATATAGAAATATATTTAAGACACCCAAACGGGATTGGCGAACACCCTGAGGTGTTAGAGTCAATAGATACTCAGCTTGCTAAACTAATGGATGCCCATGAGAAGCGTGAAGCTTTAAAGGAGTTTAGGAATGTCTGACCGGGACGCGGCACCTAGTCACCAAATAACAGAATGTAACAAGAAATTGATTACATTATTAGATAAAATAATACACATTGATTTAAAGGACACAGAACATCTAGCATATCGCATTGATGACTGTAAGTCTTTAGCTCGGGAACTAAGTTATGAAAGGAAGTTTTTACATTCTAGTAGACGGGGCTAAAGTACCTGTTATTCGTAACCCTTACGAAAGAATTATAACTATGTACCGAGAAAGTTGGGATTGGTGTGGGTTGGAAAAGTGGCTAGAAAAACAAGATATCCGACCCCAAGTAGAGGTATATAAAGGAGAATATCCTTTCATTGTCCTAGAACATTGGGAGGGTGATAGCAACGCGTTTGGTATAGTACCTGGCGAAAAAAGTATACAATCGATGGCAGCATCATATTCAACAGACTATACTCGTTGGTATAGTGAAAGGCTAATCAAGGCTGTAGCTCCTATAGTAGAGCCAGACTTATTAACCTTCGGGTATACATTTTAAAAAATAGTTCTTGACTTCGCTCTCAATTATAGTTATAATAGATGTATAAATTGAGAAGAGAGTGTATGAGCGACAGATATTACAACCAAATGCTAGAAGCAACAGGATGGTGTCCTGGCTACAAGAACACACAAACTCTTAATGAGTACGAAAACATTTACGGAAAAACTACGAGGAAAAGAAAAATGGCTTGGACAGACGAAGCAAAAGCTCAGGCAGTAGAGATGTACACTGCAGAAGAACCAACTCCAGAAAACAGCATGGAAGTTGTCAAAGAAATTGCTGCCGAATTAGGTGAGAGCCCAAATGGTGTCAGAATGATTTTGACTAGAGCTGGTGTTTATGTAAAGAAAACTCCTGCGGCTAAAACCACATCAAGTGGTAGCGGTGGCGGTGGCGGTGGCAGAGTATCTGTCGCAGATGCTCAACAGGCAGTCAAAGATGCAATCTCTGACGCAGGACTGGAAGCAGATGACGCTATCATTAGTAAGTTGACAGGTAAGGCTGCAAATTACTTCGCAGAGATTATCGGCAAAGCACAGGGTTAATTCAGAGAATCACGCTAGGTAGCAGTAGTTACCTGGCGTATTTTTGTATCTGAAGAAACAACCTCACAGTTTTAACCATAGGGTTCTTGGTAGAATACAATTTTAACCTAAAAGGAACTCATGAAGAAAGATGAATTTATCAAGCAAGTCGACAAATGCGGCGATGCGATAATCACCTATCGAAGCCAAAACAGTCGTAGATTAAAGTACAACGTCTGTACTCTTGACTTCGATAACAAATACATACAATCAAAGAGGAACAGAGCACAACCTACTAACAACCAAGTGTTGTTGTTTTGTTGGGACACTGATTCTTATAGACTACTAACCCCCGAAAATGTAACTTCTATAGTTCCTTTATCAGCGATACTAAAAAATGATAGAACTTCATGAAGCCCCCGCTCTCTATGAGAAGCTAATACATTATAACGAGGCTAAGCACGAAAAAGTCTTCCTCTCCATTAACACATTCCGCGAAGTGGAATACTTATCAATCCGAAAATACTACCTTGACTTTGACGAAGAATGGAAACCTACTAAGGACGGAGTCAGCATGGTATTAGACTTTGAAAATAGTAAAGCATTGTTTGCAGGATTGGTTGAGATATTATCATTAACAGAAGTAAAAGGAATACTAGAAACCCATTTTAAGGAAGTACTAGATGAACTCTATCAATAGAAAAGTACACTTCTATGGAGATAGCCATATGCAGGGCTATGAGATAGACCATGACAGTATACTAGGGCGTAGTACTTTCAAAGAAAAGAAAGACCTGATACATCAGTTTGGATTACACCAAGCCATTGTGTACTGGAATCAGAAGATGGGTAGAGCTACTAAGATGTCTGTGTACGACTTTGCACATCGCAGATTACCCGAAAGTTATCCTTCCTTACTATTTCCTGAATCAAGGTTAAACGCATGGCCAGCTATGAGCTATGACTATCTACACCTGCGGCTAGTACATGACTATCATAAAGGTTTACTACATAAGTATGATCGCGTATTCATTGGAGTCGCTAGACCCACACGAACATACAAATTAGATAGCGTAGGAAACTTTGACTATAGATACGAAGACCTTGACGGAAAAGCCGATCAAATGACAGACATACAGTACGCCTGCTGTTGGACACTAGGTGCAAGGTCTATCATGGATTTCTGCGAAAAACGTAGTATAGAATACACCTTTCTCTCTCACTTTGATATATTTGATCGAAGTGTAAAAGACATCCATAATATCGACATCCCCCAAAATGCTATTTATACTAATATGTTCTTAGAGACTTATGAAGAAGTTATTAGTAAGGCGCTCCCTAAAGGCTTACATCATTTCGGAGATGTAAACGGGTTCTACCACCGTAATGCCGATGCCCACAAACAATTTGCAGCATACCTCAAAAACTACTTGACATAACCTCAAATATTTAGTATAATAGTGTCATGAATATTTTTATACTAGACGAAAACATAGACGCGTGCGCAGAAGCCCACGTTGACAAGCACATCGTTAAGATGCCACTAGAAGCGGCACAAATGTTGTGTACAACCCATTGGATAACCAAATATGTCGGATATGTCCCAAGAAAACTCACCTCAGAAGAGTGGGGAATGGTCAGCATACGAAAAACTGAATCCCCCCGCGCTTTCCCGTATCTTCCTACTATGTACAATCATCCTTGCAGTATCTGGGCTCGCGAGTCTCTTGATAACTATGAGTGGTTGTACTGCTACAGTCTCGCCCTCGGAGAAGAGTATACTTACAGATACGGAAAAGAACATAAATCAGTGCGTGAAGTCATACTACACCTACCAGAGATCGACCTACCTCGTAACGGACTCACTCCATTTGCGCAGGCTATGCCAGATGAGCTTAAGGGATCAGATGCTATATCTGCCTACCGAGACTTCTACCACAAAGACAAAGCAACCTTTGCCGAGTGGAAATACCGAGATAGACCACACTGGTGGTCAGACACTGAAGCAAGTTACGAATCAAGAATAACCAGATAGTTTTTCTGAATAAGTCCTGCTAGCTCAACTGGATAGAGCAACGGCCTTCTAAGCCGTAGGTTGCAAGTTCAAGTCTTGCGTGGGACGCCAGAAAAATAATTCTTGACAAATCCCCAAAATCCAAGTATAATATATAATATGAATAAAGATATAAGAACATATTTGAGCAAGTGCCGCGATGCCTATTTCAATGGACGCCCAGTAATTCCAGATGAAGTATACGACCGCCTTGTAGAAAACATAAATACAGATGATGTGGGGTATGATACGGATAGCCGTTATAAGCACCCCTTCCCAATGTATTCACTCCAAAAAGTCTTTGCAGACGAAGATACAGCCCCCGATTACGGAAAAGAAGCTGTGGTTACTACCACTAAGCTTGATGGCGCAGCTGTGTCTTTGACCTACATTGATGGAGTATTTCATCAAGCCCTCACTAGAGGGGATGGTAAAGCAGGGTTAGACATTACGGACAAGATGCAATGCATAGTTCCGCCCATGCTAGACAAGTATGCTTTCTCAGGCGTTAGACAGATTACTGGAGAGGTAGTAGCTCCCAAAGAGATACTTAACTCTAGAAACTATGCTGCTGGCGCACTCAATCTGAAAGATGTACAAGAGTTCAAAAAACGTGACTTAACCTTTATCGCATATGGAGTACAGCCCACTATCGGAGCCAGATGGCTTGAGGATATGAAGTTTCTTAGTAATTGGTTGAAAGTAATTTCTGCTAGTGACTGGAACGAGTTCCCAAACGATGGTGTTGTATTCCGAGTAGACAGATATGTAGCTTTTGAAAAGTTAGGTTATACTTCTCATCACCCCCGCGGAGCATATGCTTACAAGACACGGGCAGAGGGAGTAGTAACTAAACTATTAGATGTAGAGTGGAATACTGGTAAGTCAGGAGTAATTGCTCCTACAGGCATACTAGAACCTATCAACATCAACGGAGCTACAATATCTCGTGCTACACTACATAACATTGCTTTTATAGATGAAATGATGCTAGAGCTTGGTTGTAGTGTAGAAGTGATACGAAGTGGAGAAATTATACCTAAAGTTGTAAGGAGAGTAGACTAATGTTTTTATATTTAGAGACTCAGCTACAGAAAGCGTATAGAGTTTACATAACTAAGATACCCCTCGGACAAAACATTCCAGAACTTGAGTTCTTTAGAGAAATGGTAGAAGGAATGGATGGCCCCGAATATTTTGAGGAGCTATTAGATGAGTGGGAAAGACTCGAACCTAACAACAAGTCCACCAACTGAACCCGATGTTATATTCAAAACCTATAAGGACACTAAGTTCACTTTGATTAAGCATGCACTCGGTTCGTTTGGAGAACAGGACGGCTATGATAAAGCCAACGAAGATAAAATTGCATATATTCGTATGTTTATAGTAGGCTCTAATCTACTGTGTGCGTACTTATTCATGCTAAACATTATAATAGGGTGGATAGTATCGCTTCTGTAGGTAAATATAACGAAACTTATTTCAAGAATCATCCAGCAGAGGCTGCTCGTGAGGGCGTGCTTTATGGAGTTATACTTGTCAATAAAGAAACCTATGAAAGAGAGGTTATAAAAGTAGGTATCGCTAGTGGTAAAGACTGGCGTCACGTAGTTAAGAGAGCTAGAGGCTTTCAAGGATACGACCTAAGAATTCAACGCACTTGGACTAGCACTTTGTATGAAGTGTTTGCGATGGAGCAAATGCTACACGCTAAGTTCGTAAGTGATAGATTAGAACCAGCTCACAAATTTGGGGGACACACAGAGTGTTTCAAGATTACGAGCAAGATATTAGAGGAGTTCCCTAAAAAATGGTAAAAGAAGATAAAAGCACTTATGTAGAGTCAAAAAAGCCTGTCGATGAGCATAGGTTTACTGGTTGGTATTACAACCACACAGACGGAAAATACTACAGGTTTGATGACTTACCTAAACATGAATATAAATAAAGTAGGTCACACATATTTTGCTGTAGTAGAGGACTTCCTTACTCTAGCAGAATGTCGACAAGTTATACTTGCTTGTGGAGACTTTAATTTAACTAAAGTCCCAGCGGGTATGTATAGTGGTTGGAAAACGGGAGAGCAAAATCGAAACATTGCTACTCCCCCAGTTCTAATGTACAAGTCCAAATTTGACAAGGCTTTCAGCAAATTTAATGAAAGTACTTATGATTTTTACCTGACTCGAGAGTACTCACACTTTGTGAACGAGTATGAAACAGGTCAGATATTGGACTGGCACAGGGACGAAGATGAATCCGTAGAGGATTTATATAAACGAACACCTGCAAACAGGCTATCCTGTAGTATCTTCCTCAATGAGGATTTTACAGGCGGAGAGTTTACTCTCGATGGAATAAATTCTTGGCAACCTAGTGTTGGTCAAGCAATATTCTTTCCATCAGCACAGTTGCATAGAGGTGGGCGTGTAACACAGGGCACAAAGTATAATTATACTGTGTGGGCAAAGGGAGACAGGGGTGCATAGATTATGGTATTTATGGGCTCGTAGTTTAGGAGATAAAAGTGGGAAAACTGACAGAGATGCTGATATTGTTGCAATATTTAGGACAGTCATCGTGCTCGTTAATTTTACTACTTGCTTCTTTATTATGTCAGGAGTTATTCATCAATGGTAGTTAAAGGTATAGCCGAAGGCTTCCATGACGCTTCAGTCGCATTAGTTGACAAGAAGGAGATTATTTGGGCAAAACATGCCGAGAGAATCACTAGGAAGAAGAATGATAGACATAACCCACAAAGTCTTCGTGAAGCTGACGCACAAGCATCGGTTTTCTACGAAAACGTACCACTCAAAAACCAAAGGCGATTGAAGTTTAATCAATCTCCTGTTTCAACAAAAATTTTTGATTATTGTGATTACCACTTGGAACATCACGAAAGCCACGCAGCAGGAGCGTACTACACATCGCCGTTTACCGAAGATGTCGTTTGTCTCGTGATTGATGCGATTGGAGAATGGACATGCAGCAGTGTATGGATAATTAAGAGTGGAAAATTGAAAAAAGTTTATGAGAAAATTTATCCACATAGTATTGGCCTGTTCTATAGTGCTATTACGAAACGTATTGGTTTGAAGCCAAACGAAGATGAATACATAACTATGGGAATGGCGGCATATGGCACTCCTTGTGTTAGTATGGAATACTGCTTTAATGATTGGGCTAACTGGCACAAGGGGTTTACCCTAGATGATTTTAAAGGACATAGTCCTGCAGACATTGCCGCAAGTGCCCAACTTCAAGCAGAACATGAAATAGAAATGCTAGTACAGAAAGCAGCCCCTTGGGGTAAAAACTTATGCTACGCAGGTGGGGTCGCTCTCAACTGCGTAGCTAATTCTAAAATACTGCATAACTATTTTGATAATGTTTGGATTTACCCAAATCCAGGCGATGCAGGCAGTAGTTTGGGTGCAGCCCTAGGTCACACTAGAGAGCATGTAAACTACAGCCCTTATTTAGGAACTAATATTGATAATCAAATCAACCCTCGAGAGGTGGTTGATTACATACTTAAGAAAAAGGTAGTAGGAATAGCCAATGGCAAAGCGGAATTTGGACCAAGAGCATTGGGTAATAGATCCCTTATTGGTGATATACGTTATGATATTAAGCATACTGTTAATCGAATTAAACGACGACAGCAATTCAGACCGTTCGCTCCAGCAATCCTATCAGAGTACGCAACAGAGTACTTTGACGGGCCAATGAATAAGTATATGCAGTACACTGCACAGGCAAAACATGATTACAGTAGTGTAACTCATGTAGATAATAGTGCTAGAGTACAGCTGGTCACACCTAAGTGCCAAACAGTTCTAAGACCAATATTAGAAGAATATTATGAGAAAACGGGAGTACCTATGCTATTAAACACGAGCCTTAATATAAAAGGGCAGCCAATGGTAGACAGCTGGCAAGATGCTCTCGATTTTCAAAAGATGTATGGAGTAAAAGTATTTTGAGTATTTTATTTGTAGGATGTAGTTTCACCAATGGAATGGAATTAAAAGATAAACAAGTATCTCGTTTTAGTGCGATAGTCTCTAAAGAGTTAGGGTATAATCAATGGAATGAAGGTAAAGTTGGTGGAGGTAACGATTATATACAGAGAACTGTATTTAATGCTGTAATTAACAACCAGCTATACTTTAACACGCCCATAAAGAACTTAGGAGTTAAGAAGCACGGGTACAACAACAGAACACAAATAAAGGGCGATTATATAGAAAAGTTTATGTTTGAAGATACCTCCAAGGAAGGAGTGTATCATCAAACTTTCCAGACTAACAAGCAACCCTCTACTCAGGGCAAGCCTAAGTTAGTAGTATGTATGTGGTCAGGTATTAACCGCCATGAAGTACTAAGGAAATCAATTATTGCGAACACTTGGAGTTGGACTATAAACACATGGGCACGATTTGGATTGAATCCAACAACCCTAATGGCAACTCCAGAAAGCAAAGCATACTGTGATAATCAGTATGTACCAGGCACAAGAGACATTCTAGAAGGCTATATGAAAAGAGTTAGAAATGGCCATATGAATCTACGCCTTACCATTGGCAATATGCTAGCGGTAAAATATTTTCTGCAATCGCAGGGAATCCCACAATTACACTATGTATTCTCTAGTGGGCAATATAAGCCATTGCTACCAGTACTAGACTGGGATGTATATGAGAACACGAATACGTGGTGGGACGGAACAGATATAGATAGAAAGACAGCAGTTAGAGAACTTCCTGTTTTAGAGTCAGAAGGTTTTTATGATATGACAAAACGACTTAACCTACCTATAGGCTCAAAAGACCACCCATTAGAAGAGGCGCATGAAGCAATGGCACAGCGCATTATCGAGGATATAAAAAAGAATGAAATTTTTAAATAAATTAGTCAAGCGCATAAAAACTATATGGTTTGAGTGGCAGTTGAAAAGAACTTACACTTCGGACACCTATGTCTATGAAGAAGATGAAATTTTTGAACCTGAAAAAGAAAGTTAGGATACAAAAAATAGTTCTTGACAAGAGGTTAAATTTCCTCTATAATATACAATATAAATAAGAAAAGAGAGAAAAATCTAAATGAGCCAAATTTTACCGCCAACTGCTTGTCCTTCCTGTGAGGGTGATGTAACTTGGGTTAATGACCTAGTTTACTGCCTTAACAAGATGTGTCCAGCACAGTGGAGTAAGAAATTGGAACACTTTGGAAAACTCTTAAAAATCAAAGGATTCGGCCCAGCTTGCATAAGTAAGTTGGATATCGGAGACTATCCAGAATTGTATGAGCTAACTGTTGAGGATATTTCCTCAAGACTGGGCTCAGAGAGACTGGCTCTAAAATTAGCTACTGAGATTGAGAAGTCAAAATCAGTTGATTTGCAAACTTTATTGCCAGCTTTCTCAATTCCACTTTTCGGTCGGTCAGCTTCTCAAAAATTATGCGAGACTATATCTTCACTCGAAGATATCTCTGAGAAAAGTTGTACTGAAGCGGGTATTGGCCCGAAAGCTACAAGCAACCTAATGAACTGGTTAGAATCAGAATTTTATCCAAATAAATACAAAGATAACCTTCCTTTCAGTTTCTCAGCAACTAAAGTTGTTAAACGAGAGATTGTAGGAACTGTCTGTATTTCAGGTAGACTCAATTCATATCCCAGCAAGGCTCATGCGGCGGAAGTTCTGGAAAAACACGGCTATGCCGTGAAAAACAGTCTGACAAAGGACTGCACTCATTTAATCAATGAGTCAGGAATTGAATCAGCCAAAACACAGGCAGCGCAATCACGCGGTGTCGTTATAATAACAAGCATTTTAGATTTAATTGGAGAATAATAAAATGGCATTACCAAAATGGACAGACGAGAGAACATCATCTCTTGAGAGCTTTGTAGGCTCTGAATCCCCAGTATCTCAAGCTACTGTAGCTAACGCTGCAGAAGAATTAGAAACTTCTGTAAGAAGTGTTTCTTCTAAGTTGAGAAAAATGGGTTATGATGTAGAATTGGCTTCATCTAGCAACACTAAATCATTTAGTGACGCACAAGAGGCTACCCTTTCAGCATTTGTAACTGATAACTCAGGTTCTTACACATACGCTGAAATTGCTACGAATTTTGAAGGCGGAAACTTTTCTGCTAAATCAATTCAAGGCAAAATCCTTTCAATGCAACTTACAGAGCATGTTAAGCCTGCTCCTAAAGTTGAGTCAGTTAAGACTTATTCTGAAGCTGAAGAAGCAACTTTTGTTGGCCTAGTCAACGATGGTGCTTTCATTGAAGAGATCGCTGAAAACCTAGGAAAGAGTGTAAACTCTATCAGAGGTAAAGCACTTTCATTGTTAAGAGCTGGCGAAATTAACGCTATCCCTAAGCAGAAAGAAACTAAAGGTTCAGGCAAAGCAGATCCTTTGGCTGATATGGAAATTGACAGCATGACTGTCGATGCGATTGCCGATTCAATCGGTAAAACCGTAAGAGGCGTCAAAACTATGCTCACAAGGCGTGGTCTTGTATGTGCTGACTATGACGGATCAGCTAGAAAAGAAAGAGTTACTCAATAAGCAACTTTTAATTGTCAAGATTGTAGGGGAGTTCGCTCCCCTGCTTTTTCTTGGGAGAGATTATGACAGTAGAAAGTGCACTTATAAAACAACTTTTATCGCAAGGAGATTTCGAGACTTGGAACCGCTTACAGGTTCATTATTTACCTGAAGGCGAGTACCAAAAGATCTGGAAGGTTGTGGACAAACACGTCCATAAATTTCATGCGCTTCCCTCTTTTGAGGATTTAAAGTATGAAATACGTTCCAGAGAGCTCCAGGAGAAAATTTTTGCGATAGAAGCTGTGGACACAGATGTCCCAGCACATGAGCTACTAGAATACCTTAAGGATTCATTCACTCAGAATGAGATTCTTATGAAGATAGAACACTATCTAGACGAAACAATTTCCGTTGCAGACGCAAAGGAAAACATTGACTATCTCCAAGAGATGGTCGTACAAGTTCAGGACAGAGTAAATACTGCTGATGATTCCGATACAATGGAATCAGTAGAGTTATTCGATTCTGAAGAAGATTTAGCTAAATATCTGCCTCTTGGTCTTAACCAAGACTATGATCTTAGCTATCAATTCTCTCCCAAAGATTTGGTCATTGTGGGGGCGCAACGAGGTCACGGAAAATCATTTGCTTGCTGTAATATGGCTGTCAATGCCCAGCAATCAGGACGTTCCGTGCTTTATTTTACTATCGAGATGGATCAGCGACCCATTCTGCAAAGAATGTGTAGTATGGCCACCGGTGTACCACTAGGCAGACTTATAAAGAGGAATCTTTATGAGAAAGAGTGGAAACGCATCGGTCAGTGGTGGGCAGACAGGTTTGAAGGTGGCAGTGAAGTCCTAGCGGACTGGAATGTCGCAGAAGACTTTGATAAGTTCCACTATGCACTGACTCGAAAATGTGAATTAAAGGAAACGGCTCAGTTAGATGTATTCTATGACCCTTCTCTTACACTTGCTAAGATTATTAGTACAGTTAGGCAGAAGAAAATAGAATATCCCGATCTGGGTATGGTAATTGTAGATTACCTAAACCAAGTACGTCGTCACAATGCTCCAAGTCGCTCTGGTCAGTACGAATGGACTGAACAAATAGAGATTTCTAAGGGATTGAAGGCACTCGCCCAAGACCAAGAAGTATTGGTCATATCAGCGTTCCAAACAGACCCTAAAGGACAGGTAAGATTCTCTAAAGGTATCGAAGATGCCGTAGATGCATCATATACCTTAGAGCATTGGGGTAAAGAGGAGAACGCAATCAAATTCAAATGTAATAAAATGCGTAGCGGAGAGATGAAGTCATTTATCTCTGAAATTGACTGGGAAACACTAAAAATTGGCCCTCAGAGCGCTATGGATCCTGATGAACGTGCTGAGTTGAAAGACAGTATGAACACAGGGGAGGATTATAGTGATCTATAACCGTACTGCTCGCGACTTTCAGGTAGCTTTGTTCGCTTTTGACGTAGATTATAAGTTTTTTAGCCATTTTCCAGAAAATTGGCAAACAACGGTCAGCGCCGAAGGCTGGCTTCGTCATAATAGGCACAGGCTTTACTTGCGACTATGGACGTTCATAGATTCAGTTCTAGAACGACACAATGCAGGACTAAGAGGGTTTCGCGACCCTATAGTGGTGTACGGAGACCTAGAAAAACAGCATTTTAATGTACATCCCGGCACAAACAGAATAGTATTAAAGAAACTACTGCCTGAAGTTAGATTAGTAGGATGGGTAGTAGACCCACGATGCACTAATAGATCTCAGTATGCAGAGTACTTTAACAATATAAAACCTCTCCTTAGAGATGCCCAAGGCAATAATAGAATTCTATGGCAAGCCCAGCATAGAACTAATAGAGGAGAAGGAGTAGAGGATGTATATGATTTTTCTCTAACTTCAGATGTATATTTAGGAAGCAAGACAGTATACGACACCCCCGAAAGGCGGGAGAGTTGGGCTAAGATACAACGGAGTACAGGGTTTTCTTGCTATGTAAATAATAAGTACATTTACGATATAGGTACTCCACAGGCTAGTTACGATATAATAACAATAGAGGGAGTATATCAGTTGTTTTTACATTACTTCTTCGGATTTCCACTAAGTAAGTGGAAAACACACTATTTTAAGGAAATAAAATGAAAGCAGGTAAAATATGGGGACAAACAGAGTTGATACACGCTAATGGAGTCTTAGAGTTCCATAGAGTACAATACAAAGCTGGGCAGCAATGTTCGGAACATCTACATGAATTTAAGTGGAACGGGTTTTTCGTAGAAACTGGTAGTATGATGATTCGAGTGTGGCAAAATGATTATGACCTAGTAGATGAAACTATACTATACCCAGGCGACTTTACGCAAGTTAAGCCAGGAGTAATGCATCAATTTGTAGGAATTGAGAGTGGAGTAGCTTTTGAACTGTATTGGGCAGAATTTAATCACGGAGACATAATAAGGAGAAGTGTCGGTGGAAAAGCAAAATAAGGTAACATTTGTAGATTATACTTTCGCCTTAGATGGAGAAAATATAATTTTTGATAAAGAGCTAGACATGGATCGAATAAGGTTCTATGAAGGCAAAACTTTTAAAGTAAAAAAGACGTCAGAAGGTATTATGCTAGAGTTTGTAGAAGACCCTAGGGTACATTACTCGCTGACGATATAGGAGTAAGTATGAAAATCAAGAAAGTACAACCCACTAATCCAGTAGCTAAACATAGCAGGAATAAGTCGGGCGCGGGGGCACATAAGTCTGCAAAAGACTACTCTCGTAAAACTAAACACAAGAGTGAGTCTCTCGCTAATAAATTCGATAGACTCATTCTTCTTCAGCAAATTCAGAAAAACTCTCACTCAGGAAGTATATGGTTTGACTGTGAAGAACAAATCATAGAACTAAAACAGGAAATAGAAGATTGGCAAACGACAGAGTAAGTAGAGATACTGCAGAACTTATACCTATGCCACCTAATACGTGGTATGTACGAAGTATAAATTGGTTGTTAGAGCAGCCCAAGGTAAAGGAGAATATTAAATCCGTCCCCTTGAATGAACCTCTTAGAGATTCATTACTATCACATGGAATGAAAGCGCCCATCCTAACGATGCCTAACTGGTACCCAATCGCTGGCTCACAAAGACTTAGAGCATACGCAGAGATTGTAAAAGACTTTCCCGAACTAGGAGAACAAGAAATAAGAGTTTGCCGCATAGATAAAGAGTACTGGCTAGTATGGTATCTATGGGGAGACAAAGATTTTAGAGATAAAGCTGTTGCCATTTATTTTCAAATGGTAGAATTAGTATGGAAGTCACTTTATTATGAAGACGACACCGATCCTAGTGGTACAAAGATGACAGACTTTGAAAAATTGGGGGACGAGCTAGAATGGAAACACAAATCTACGCTTGGTTCTGAAAGAATTAAATCTATGGAAAAGAAAAATAATACTTGACACAAGGTCAAAATTCCTGTATAATATACTTATAAATGATAGCAATAGACTTATTACAAGAAAAACAAATGCCGTTTACTGTCAAAGGACAGGACGCACTAATATCATGCCTAAATCCTGAGCATGAAGATAATAACCCGAGCCTTAGGGTAGATAAAGTTACAGGCGTAATGCACTGTTTCGGATGTGGTTATAAAGGTAACATATTTACATACTTCGGTGCACCAGAGAGTCCACTAGAAGTAAGAATACACAGAATTAGAGACAAGATTGCAAAGACCAGATCACAGACCGTAGGTATTCAACTCCCAGAAGACCGCATTGAATGGAAAGGTGGTCCGTACAGAAATATCAGCGAGGAAACCCTCAAGATATGGCAGGCCTTCACTTGGAATGTTCCAAAGTTTGAAGGTAGGATCATCTTTCCCATTCGCGACATAACTGGTAAAACAATTGCACTCTTAGGGAGAAGTATAGCAGGAGGAGTAGGTAAAGACAAGTACTATATCTACCCACACGGGGTAAAGATGCCATTCACTCCAGCTAAAGTAAAACCAATAGCTAATAGAGTTATATTGGTAGAAGGAATTTTTGATTGTCTCAATCTTTGGGACAATGGCTTAAAGAACACAGTTTGCTGTTTCGGAACACAACAAATGGACTGGTTCAAGCTATCTCTGCTCAAACTACAAGGAGTGCAGGGAATTGATATATTGTTTGATGGCGACGAAGCAGGCCAGAAAGCATCAGAACAAATTAAAACATTGGCAGAGAAAATGGAACTGTCAGTACAACAAATTAAACTAAAGGATGGACAAGACCCAGGCGGGTTTACTCCAGCCCAAGTACATAAACTAAAAGAACGATTATATGGATAGCGATCAACTTCAACAAGCAATCTTCGGATTGCACACTCGTAGATTCGGCACAGTTGCCGAGATTATGATTAAGAAGATTGTAAAAGCTACCGAGAGTGATACTCTTAGNTACGACTTATTTGATAAATTTGATGGTAGTCGTATAGAGTGTAAATTCTCGAGAGTTCAGAAGAAAGCAGAGTTGAAGATAACGGACAATAACTTGTTCAAGGCTTTACAATGCGAAGCCAACCGTGATATTATGTATCACCAATGGCAAGATTACGACTGGGATTGTAATATCCAGCAAGTCAAAAAAGAAGAATTTGATATTCTTTTTTATGGAGTATTCTTCAAAGATATGGTACTAATATTCAGATGTTTTTCTAGAAATATTGGTGCTGAAATGAAGTACTCAAACAAACAACATCGTGGTAATACAGGTGAAGGTCAGTTCCATTTGAACAGACAAACATTTAAGTATCACTTAGATTATCACTTATTTAAAACATTAACTTATGGAGAATTATTAGAATGGCTAAAGTAGCACTTATAGAAACTAAGCCAACGAGTACAAATTTCGATAAATATTTCGAGTTTGAATTCGATAGGTTTGCGCTATGTTCTGATAGTTCTGTAGCAAAAGTTCTTAAAAAAGATGTAGATTTAGAAGTAAACACGGATGATTACGACTGGCTTATATTAGTCGGTGCAGAAGCGTTTAAGTTCTTTACTCGAAAAACATCTGTAACGGAATATAATGGTAAAATTATTGATGAGAAGTTTTTAGCTCTTATCAATCCTGCTATCATTAAGTTCAAGCCCGAAGCTAAGAAAGCCTTTGAAGAGGCAATCGAAAGCATTAGCGGGTACGTTAGTGGAGAACTAAAGGTAGAGAAGCTATCAGAGGATAAATGTTATGGCATACAAGATAAAGAAACAGCAATCGCGTACATTCAGAAAGCGATTGACCACCCACTTTCATACGTGGCTCTCGACTCAGAGACAAGTGCGTTATATTGCCGTGATGGTTATATGCTTGGATTTTCTCTTTCTTATGAGCCTGATCACGGCATATATTGTGACGCTGACGTAATTGATGAAGAAGTCGAAGCAAAATTGCAGGAACTCTTCAACAAGAAAACTGTAGTATTTCACAATGCGAAGTTCGACTTACAGTGGTTTATTTATCACTTTAATTTCGAGTTTCCAAACTTCGAAGATACAATGCTTATGCATTATATGTTCGATGAAAACCCTGGCACACATGGACTTAAACAACTAGCAATGAAGCATACTCCTTACGGGGATTATGAGAAACCGCTGGAAGATTGGAGTGCAGAGTACAGGCGTTCACATGGCATACTAAAGGAAGCCTTTAGTTATGACCTGATACCTTTTGATATAATGAAGAACTACGCGGCTATGGATAC